TGAGCGCCATGTCGTAATAGCGCATTTTGCGGTTGCGTTTGCGGATCGTGGCAATCATGCGGAACTTAAGCGCCCGGCCGGACTCGGCAACGCCGTTCTTGTCCATGCCCATGCTGGCCGGAGCCACCTCGCTGAACATATAGAGCATATCGATAAGCTTGTCGATTTCATTCTCGGCTGCATCCAGGTTGGCATTCCAAACGATATATTCGGGCTTATTAAAGCCGGGAGTTTCATTGTCCACCTCGAACATACCAAGCGCCTCTTTGCGAATCTTGCCGTTTTCGTCCAGTACCCCGGGCGGCACGGCCAAAATCGGGTCGCTGTGCTTATCAAGAATGTTGTCGGTTTTCGTAATACGGTTATTGAGCGCAAAAAACAGCGGCTCAAGATCCTGATAGTCGCTAGAGCCCCAAAAGCCGGATCCATCCCGGACGTTTGGAATGTGGAATACCAGGGACCGCTTAACCTTAGTGTCCTCGCGCTCCGCAAAGCCGAATGCAGCCGGATCCATAGTGCTGATGATTTTCTCTTGGTTCGGATCGTAATTATAAACCTCGTGGTAAATGGCGCCGGGCTCGTGAATTTCTTTGTGCAGGTAGGTTTTGCCCTCCCGCTTAATTACATGGGCCAGGACGTCCTGCCGCGGCACGTTGCGGGTCATGGTTTGCTCCAGGACCGGGAAATAAATGGCCGGGGTAAACTCCTCAATGATAATAGTCGACTGCTCGTCCGATGGGTGGCGCTGGCCAACCCGGACCTTTAAGCACGAATCACCGCGGCGGGAATTGCCAACGGCCGACTCCCACAGCTGGGAATACAAATCATTTTGCTCAATGACGGCGTCCAGGAACGCCTGGGACTTGTTGTTTTTAAGATCAATGGTAGGCGCCTCACCAAAAAGCATATCGGCCATGACGTTGCTGACGATTTTGCCGAAGTTGCCGACAATATAGCGCAGCTTTTGGTACCGCTCCGTGAAATCTTCCTCGACTTTTATCGAAAACGCGTTGAAATGATCGCCCTTATAAAGCAAATCGCTGTGATTATAGCGCTGGATGCGCTGCTTATCGGGCTCTTTTGGCCATACCAGTGGGTTCTCGTCCTGCATAATAAAATCATACCACTAAAACCCTTGCGGCTTGTTACGAAACGTGCGTACAGATGCCCGCTGCACCAAATCCTCGGCCGCGTGCATATATGCATCGAACATATCGTCGTGCTCGCCAACAGGGAAATCAAGAATCTCTTTGACCAGGGCATCGAACAGCGGGTGGTCCTTGCGCAAGTGCACCAGGCCACCGGCAAAATTAGCGCTGTGGATAACTGCACGCCGGAACTTATCCTTGTCGGGCTTCACCTCAAACACCGGCAAGTGCGTGCCGCGCTCGGCCGCCCGGCGCCGGATCGCCCGGGCCAACCCGGCCTGGTATGCCACTGACTCCACTTTTAAGCGATCAGGCTTCCACTGCAGCGCGTAGTCAATGGCAATGTCAATCTGCCGGTCAATTTCGCCAATGCGGTCCCGGAACGCGTCCAGCTCCCAAATCTCGCCGGCCTTGTCGACACCCAGCACGAACACCGCAAAGTAGTCGGCCGTAGTTTTTTCGGAAATGGCCGGGTCCACGGCCATGATTATCTGCCGCAGCTCAGTCTCAACCCAGGACTTAGAGTCCGGCGGGTGGCTGGCGGCCCAATACGCCTCTTTTTCGGTAAGGGAGTACGGCAGCGGTTTCTCGTCCGAGCCAAAAATCCATTCGCGCTTAATGATACGCGCCGTGTCGTCGGCCGCTTCGTTTTGCATTTCCTGACTGAATGCAATCGGGCCCAAATAGCGCTCATAGCTGGGATCGTCCCGCATCCGCTTGAGCACCTCGACCGGGAACCGGGACGGCCATAGGGACCGCTCCCCGGAGTCCTCGGTAATGAGCGATGCAAACTTATTGCGGCGCCAACCGCCAAAGCCTTTCTCGCCTTTCAGGGCATTATTAAGCAAGCTGTCGTCGTGCAGCACGGTTCCCACGATCGCAACCTTACCCTCCGGGCTCATAGCCGGCAGCACGGCACGCTTGAACCAATTCAGCAGCTTTTCGCGGCGCTCCTGCTTCATAACCGCCTCGTCGTTTTCGAGGTCGTCCACGGCCACATAATCGGGGCGCCAGTGCTTATACTTCAAGCCTCGAACTTTCATGTTTGAGCCCCGGGCCGTTACCCGCACGTCATTGCTGGTAGTAAACGCGCCGCTGGTCCAGTGCCAGTCGGTGGCCAGGTCCCCATAAATAAAGCGCAGCAGCGCATTGCCCTCGAGCTCCTGCCGGATGTTGTCCACCTGGTCCTTTGCCTGGGTATAAGTATCGGAAATGGCCAAAATATAGTGCGACAGCGTGTGCACAATCCGGTAAATTATCTCAATCGAGCCGATCGTGGTTTTTGCGTGACCACGCGGAGCAGCATCGGCCGAATTAATCGGCGCGGCCATATCGTCAAACAGGACCAAGTGAAACTCCGGCGGGTCGTCCGATAGCGCATCGCCAAAAAAGAATAAAGCGAACTCAAGCCGGCGCGTGCCAGGATCCGTGGGCAGCTTACGATTAGCAAAGTAGGCCCGGAGCCATTTCTTGCCGTCGCTAGGTCCCAGGGTTCGGAGTATCTGAGCTGCTTTCCGGTGGGTTATCCACTTGCTCCGATCCATCGCCGCCTCCTGCAAGAATCTCCTCCGCTGCCAGGTCCAACTCAGGCGGCAGCTCGTCCTCGATAGCGGCGCCGGACAACGCAATTTGTTTGTCAGGTATGTACTTATTAAGCAGGGACTTGGCTGCCTCCTGGGCAATTCGCGGATCCGGGTTATTCATGCCGGAAATGAGCGTGGCGGCTGCAGACTTCATACTGCGCATAATGAGCAACCGGGCTTCCTTTAATGACGAACTGGCCATAGCGCCGACAAATTCCAAATAGGCTTGCTCCAGCCGGCCGCCGGCCTGGAACCACTCCTGAATCGTTTTCACAGAGTAATCAAGCGCGTACTCGGTATTTATGTGATTAGTAACCTGGTCGTAAGTTTTGCCCTCGGCCCGGAGCATGACCGCACGCTTCTCGTGCAGCTTAAGTCCTGGAAATTCCGGTAATTTACTGTCCGTGTTTGTAGTGCCTTTTGCCATTACTCCAACTCCTCAATCAGCTCCATAAACGAGCTGTAAATTTTATCAGCTGGCATCCCGAGCTTGGGCGCCAATAACAAAGAGAGCTGCCACGCATTATTCCGCAGCCACGCCATTCTCTTCGTCCTCCAGGTTCATAAGCAATTTGGCCTTTTTGCCGCTTAAATGCTCCCAGCGGCGAATAATGACATCAACATAGGCCGGCGATAATTCCATCATAAAGCAGCGGCGCTGCAGCTGCTCGGCAGCCACAAGCGTGGATCCGGAACCGCCAAATGCATCGAGTACAATCTGACCCCGCTGGCTGCTGTTCCGAATCGCCCGCGCACAAAGTGTAACAGGCTTCTCGGTCGGGTGGTGCGGCGACTTGCTAGGCCGTTCGATTAACCAAACATCGCCTTGCTTGCGGCCGCCGTACCACGCGTGCCGACCCCAGCCATACATGATTGGGGTTCCATCGTACTGGCCCTCCGGCGCCTCGTCTGCGGCTTTTGCCTCTGCTTCAGTAAGACCGTACATAATGGGCTCGAATTGGTGCTGATAATCGGACCGGGATAGCGTAAAGCTGTGCTTGGCCCAAATTATGTATGTTTGCCAGTGGCCGCCGTTTTCGGTAAATGCGCGGTGCAGCGTGTGCAGCTCACTGGAGCTCATGCAAATATAGAACGCGCCCTTTGCGTGGGCCAGCAGGTTTTTGCAGACCCCGAACAAAAATGTGTAGAACTCCTGGGCCGTCATTTTATCGTTCAGAATCTTTTTGCGCCGGTGCTGCTTGCCGTCCCCGCCCATGCCGCCGGTGTAGTCGACATTGTACGGTGGATCAGTAAAGACCATTTCAGCGTCCTGGCCGCCCATGAGCGCATCAAAGTGCTGCGGGTTGGTCGCATCGCCGCAGAACAGTCGGTGCTCCCCGAGCTCGTACAGATCGCCCACCCGGGCCTTAACATCGCCCTCCTCGGGCGGCGTGAGATCCGCGTCGTCCTGACCGACATCCATAACCGTGGCCAGGATTTCGGTTATTTCATTAACAGAAAAACCGGTGTCCGGCAGATTAACATCGTCCTTTAATGAATAAATGAGCTGGGCCAGCTTATCGTCGTCCCAATCGCCCTGGATCCGGTTTGCAGCCATGTTGGCAATTTGCTCTTTGTCGAGCGGCCAGTCGACCACCCTATAAACAAACTTCTCGGTGCCGATTACCACATAGCCGCGGGCTACGGTGCCGACCTCGTTCGGCTCGTCCAGCGTTTCCGTGATTTCAATTTTGCCGCCTTTTTTTTCGTAGGCTTCCTTGCGCTGGTGGCCGCCAACAATGCTGCCGGTGCGCCTATTAAAAACGAGCCCGGACATATCGCCAAACTTGCCGATAGAATCCATAAGACTCTTAAAATCATGACCAGTAATAACTCGAGGGTTATAGTCGGCCGGAGCCAACTTGCTAAGATCGTCCACTTGCTTCCTTTCCGTTTTTTACGCCGTATCGTGTCGGCTTAAAGTGTGGGTTACAACATAAGCATATCACGAAACAAAAAGCCCCCGGAAGTTATCCAGGGGCTGCACCGGACCGCCAGGGTTAGGCTTCCGGGGATCCGGAGCCTAGAATGGGCGGGCTGGAGTAAAGCACTCCTCGGTCATTTTGCAGCGGGTAATGTGGTAGCCGCA